AGAGAGTAGGGGGCTAATGCCCACGACATACTTGACCCACCAGTCTTTGGGGTGTGGATAAACGCAAATTTATGTTCAGGACCTAATAACATGTTCGTATTCTATTATAAAGGGGACCCTGTTACCTCCCCACTAACTAATGGGTGAGTTGGTGTTAAAGATCATCTGGGTGTTCTCGGGTTCTCTCTGTACAAAGAGCCATCCCTGAGCCATCAGACATCACCTCACCCATTAGTGGGGGGATAAGAGGGCCCCCTCACAACCGGGAAGGAAGGAGGGGGCCACGAGTGGGGGGACTTGTTCATCCACACAAGAGGGACTGAATGTATTCGGTCCGGTAGGTGCGGGAGCCTCGGGTAGTGTAGACACATCGGACGACTGTCGCAATAGAGGTTTCGCCGCTAAGCATCTTTTCTACCAACTCCATAGACTCATTGAGATCGACAGGGTCTGATCCAAGGATAGTCTTCAGATGACCCTTCAAACGTTGGAGTTCAATACGAGCACGGATCTGTGATCCTTCTTGTTGAATTGAACTTGGATCTTGGGGGATGGTGATGGGGGCACCCTTGAAAACAAGAGGCTCCACACGATCAGGATCTTCCATCAATTGGTAGCGGAACTGGATGGTAACTGCAGGATGTTCCTGTCCACCACCAGCAACGGCTTCCTTGAATTTAGAGTCAGCAGTCACGTTTATGTCAAGGACATAACAGTTATGCTCACCCTGTGGGGGCCACTCACCAAGGGAACCAAGTCCTTGATCAGCATTGGCTGATTCGAACTCGTCTTGAAGGGTGGCGAAAATGGCTTTGGTCTGATTCTGCATTCGTTAGTACTCCTACTTTGCAGATTTGTAAATGTCCTCGAAGATACTCCATGCACCTTCTTGAGGAAGTTCGATTTTATCGGGCAACATTACCCGACATTTTGTGATACCTAATAGTGACTCGTCGTTGACTGTCATGCAATGCTTCTTGTACTTTGTCTTCACAGGGCGTTTGGGGCCAGGAGATCCATCGGGATTCTTTCGGGCTACCATGGTTGTCTCGGTTCCGTATTCAGATTCGAATGCTGCAACGAGTTCAAAGAGGGGAAACAATCTTTTATAGAATGAGTCAGTGATTGTGAGTTCAGGACGAATGGTGTATCGGTCATCTCCAAGCGGGATCTTGGCATTAACTAGATGACAAACGTAGTAGAAACCGTAGCCTGCTGAGCGAAGATCAACAGCAAAACGTACAAGTTCCTCATAAACATCGTCCCATGCACGTCGTCCATCAAGTTCTTTCCATTCTTGTCTGCCAGCCTTTTCGGTGACATGTTTACGAACGAGACCGATAGCAGAACCAAGACTATCCACGACGATTGTTTCTGGTCTCTCCTGATTTTGCTCAGACATCCTGAGGAGTTGTGCTTTCTTCTCAAGAACACCCTTCCAAGTGAGGGCACAGTTCTGGAACCCAGAAGATAGAGGTTCAATTGGGATTCCTTCGGGTCCCATTGCAGGCCACATTATTGCCTTGGGGTTTGGATTAGTGGTTGATGACAAGTCTGAATTGATTATAAAAGCATTGGGGTGAGATTGAAGGAAGCAAGACTTACCTGCTCCCGGCATACCTACAATCAATCCAAACAAACGACCCGGGGGAGATACCATCCCTACACCCGAGAAACCCAAACCTGAATAACGGGCTTGGATTGTTTTACCAACCGCCAATTTCTGTTGGGGTTTGGTTGAGTTCTGTGTTTCAGCCATTAGCTACTCCTTTTCTTGGCTGTCTAAAAATTCTTTCCACGTATTAAACTTCACATTAGGGGGCACTGTGTCGACGAGGGTTTCGTTGTCAAAGATAGGGTCGGCGTTCGAAGTATCTGAGGTAGTTGCAAATATATCATCACCAGGAGGATGAACTACTACACATTCGGTGACTGTAAACCCACAAGCATCTAACCATTTCTTAAAGGTTTTAGTGGTAACAGAGAGGTCTTCATGCTTATTGAATAGCGCGAGCATTACCTCCCTACTGGCAAACATTCCGCTGTATAAAGAGATAAAGTGATTGATTTTCGTTTTAACTATCTCGTTATATTCATCTTCAAAGTACATAGAATTCTCCTAAGATTTTCTATCGAAGAGTCTCGGAGGGTGGCCCCTCACCGAAGAGGGGGCCACCCGTAGGGACTCAAGAAGAAAGTTCTCCACTAAGTAACAAATCATTTTCTCTCATGCCGTGAGCGACTTCGTCTCTATCTTCAAATACGAAACCTTCTTGTTGAATGATAGAAGGCCATTCGGTTACTGGTGTCAGGTAGAAGGGTGCAAAGGGAGACAGTTTTGAGAATGATCGAATGTAACCAGCAGATGAAGGGAAGTTGCCGGGGCATGGAAATACAGATGAGTAGTGTCGGATGAGATTGAGTCTCGAGTGATACTCATGAACCCATGATTGATCCATAAGGACCGAACCATATGTCGTGGAGATATTGATGGGGGGATCTGTTACTCGTTGAGGAGCTTCATCCTCGTATTCGTTAGTAGCATGATACCAACTATTCACTCGCTTCAAGTAGTTCTCGAAGCGGGGTTCTCCAAAATATTTTCGGCGGATTTCAACCTGGCCCTTGCGGGGACCACGGGTGAGGGTGTGCTCGATAGTCTCACATTCCCTGTCTCGTTGACCAAAGGAGATGGTGGGTTTCTTCACTGCAATATGCAGCATTCCCCCAACCTCTATGTTCTTTGGAACACCGAACGTCTCACTGACTCGTCCACAGTCGATCAAGAACTTGAGGATCTGAAGGTAGTGTTGAGTTTGGAACTCAATGGGACAAGTTGAGAGTCGTAGGATGGGAGATTCACTACAAGTTTTGAAATCTGCTACAAAGATCTTGTTCTGCTTCTTATGGTAGAGAAGCATATCGAACTGTGCTAACAAAGTTCCGTAGTCTGGATGCTCATACTTTCCTATGATTTCCTGACCAAGAATATCAAAGTGGTTAGCATTAAGGTATTCTAGGAAAGTTTTATTCTTCCCGGGGATTTTAAACTTGGATGAGGCTTCAAACCAAGCAACTGCAGTGAGCATATCCCTCTCTTCTCGGACAAGAATTGAACTACGCTCTTCACCAATTATACCTCGATTGTTACAAATCTCTGATAATTCTTCCTTACGCTTTTCTAACGTTAGATTTAGGTTACGTAAGGCTACTTCGGGTAACTCAGTGAGATACTCTGCTCGAAGGTGAAACCAAGACCCCCTTGAAAGAGCCGATGACCACCGAAGTGAGGGTACCAGACCAAGCCTCCGGGAGAGGTAGTACTGGAAGGGACAGTGCAAGCACATCTCATAATCAGAACTACGGATAGTGGGGTTTCGGGGAACAAACCCGTAGGCCTCCAACCATTCCTTTGCAGATTTCCCCTTACCTTTAGGGAGCGGTACTCCCTCTGTCTTCGGTGGCATCGTTTTCCTCCTCAGGAATTAGATTAGGATTTGAAGAACTTTGAGAACCATGGTCGGAGCCAAGCACCTGCGGCGACTCCCGCCACGGCAACCAAGATAGTAAACCAGAGTGTTCCGAGGAATGCGGACATTTTTGTTTTCTCCTGAGAATGAATCTCACTGATTTGTACGAGACGGCCACTGTAACCGCTGCTGCCCCAATGAGTATGGGCACGTAGATCCAATGTAGATACTCCTTCAACGCAATGTTGAGAAGAATCAAAAGAACCCCAATCACTATGGAGGTTGCTCCGTTGAATGTAGATAGGAACGGAACCACCATAGATAAGGTTCCGAAGAGGATACAAATCCCTCCTATCCATGTCAACACTGATAGGTCATTAAGTGATGATTCTGTGAGCGCTGTTGGTGTTGGGATACCAGAAGAGTTTATGAGTGGGGAGGTTGCACAACCCACGAGGAACAGAAGGATTGCATAGAGGATGGGCTTCCATCCTGTAATGATCATCCACCTAATATTTCCTACCCACCTCATGCTTCATTCCTCATATTACCCATAGCTCCTACGCCCCCCACTCCTGTAAGCATGCCGACTCCCTTGAGGACATTGGAATCTTTGAACAGCTTCGGCATGTGATCGTATGCGGCAACGTATTGTTCTGGGTTTTTAGTGCCAGCACCTTTCATTGTTTCAACAAGTCCAGGACGAATTTTATCCCAATTTTCTAGAACCCATCGTCGCCCCGGTCCCACCTTCATACCTTCCTTCTTCATAAAGTTGAT